CTCATTTTCTATACCTCGTCTTTGATTTAATTCTAACTTAGAATTAATTGACTGCTCTTGAACTGGTACTTCTTGAGCAGTTTATTCATATTAAATAAAATTACTCTTCAACTTTGCTATATCCAAAACTTGTAATATCTTTTACATTTATAATCGTTCTTTTATCATCAACTAAATCAATAAGCTCCAAAACTCCATCTAATCTATCTCTGATAGCATCTCCTAAAAAATCAAAAAAATCTTCTATTTCGCCATCTTCTAATTTAAAATATCCTATATCTCCGCTTTTAAATCTTATTTTTATTTCATTCATCATATCCAGCTCCTTACTTCGCAATATAATCAAACTTCTATATTTGAATTGCGAATTACTTTAAAATCTTATAAGCTACACTTAAAGCATCTCCCATAGCATAAACCTCTGGGATTTTTCTTAAATATTTACTTCTTAAATCTTCACATCCACCAAAATATAGTGTTTTCCATATAGTTTCGCTACCAGTTAGATGTTTACCCATTAATTTATCACAATAATCTTTATATGCTTCTTTGTGATTAAAACCTAATAACTCCCATATCTTATGAATGTGTCTTCTGTGTTTCCATGATGTGTAAGTGTTTATTATTGCTATTGCTAATCCTTTATTATTTTTCATTTCTTTATATAAATCATTTTTAAACTGATTTCTTATAATTCTTATTTGAGGATTTCTCCTTTTAACAATATTTCTCATCTATATGCCTCCGTTTTCTTCGCATTTGTTTCAAATTATTCATTAACCCATCCCTAAATATTTTCTACAATCTGCAAAGCTTCCATTAAATCTAAAGTACGTATAGGTTTTACTTTCCTTGACTGGTACTGCTCCAATAAACTTTAACTGATTTATTAAAAATTCATTATTTTTATTTGATACCCTTAATTGAGTGACATTATCTTCTATTCTTCTTAATTCCATTGCTCTTTCTCCATATTATCTAAAAATTTCAAATTATTCACTTACTCTCCTATTGCTTTATAAAATTCACTTGCTTTAATTTCTTTAAACCCTTTTGGGTTAGTAAAATCAAATTCAGATTCATAAGTGCAGTAAATAGTATCACCAACATTAAATAATCTTGACCAACTTCTACCATAAGCATTAAAGTAAGTTCCAACAAAAGGTTTGTGCAATATTTTAATATTATTATCACTAACAAATTTAATCCATCTTTTAGCTATATCACTATTTAATTTAAATTGTCTTAATCCATTTTCTAATTGTTTATTTAATACTTTATTAAAAGATTCTAAGTCTTCATCAGTAGGAATTATATATATTTTTTCAGCATTAACATGATATTCATTTGCTGTTATTCCTTCTTGTTTCATAAACTTTTTTACAAACTCATTAACTTCTTTTCTATTATTTACATATCCTAAATATTCTTTGTTTAAATCAGATTCTTCAGTTACTATATAAAACTTCTCCATAAAATCACTCCTAATTTCATTATTCTTATGCTTTAAATCCTTCTATTAAATTAACATTTAATCTAGTAAGCTTCTTTTGAATAGCATGTTTACTTCTATCTAATTCAAGTGCTAATTCATTAATAGTTTTAATATCCTTATATTTAAATAGATACTTCTCTTCTGCTATGCTCCAAGGTTTATTCCTTGAGTTACATTTTTCTTTATAATTCAATAAATCAATTCTTTCCTCTATAATATCTTCATTTTTCTTTAAAATTTTTGAAATTTGCTTTTTAGAATATCCATTATTATATAACTCTATAAACTCTTTATTTTCCTTACTGCTCCAAACTACTTCATTTATTTTTTTCTCACGTTTTGGTATTGGTCTATATGGAATGCCTAACTTAGATATCTTTTTTAAAATAGCTTCTTCTGTTCTGTTGAATTCTTGTGATAGCTCTTTACATGTATATCTATAACTTTTTACCTTAGCTAATAATAACTTTTCTTCTTCTATTGTCCATAATTTATTCTTATTAAGTTTTTTAAGATCTGTTTTATCATGTTTTCTTTTTTCCTTAACCCATTTTGGTTCTAATCCTAAACTATTTTCTTCAAAATTTCTAAAGTTTAAAATTTCTTGATTTTCTTTAGCCCACTTCCAAAATTCATTAATATCTACAACTCTAAAACTTCTATTATTTACTTTCTTTCTCTGAATAGGACACCCATATTTGGTGAATTGTTTAATCATCCATGTATACGAGCTATACCCTAAATTTTTAATAATTAAATTTATAGTTACTTTTCCACCAGAATATAAATGTTGATCTAAACCTATTCTTTTAGCTTTTACCTTTATTCCACCAACTGGTCTTTTTAATTCTTTCGCTATTCCAGGAATACTTACAACTCCCCATTTATCTTCTAAAAATTCTAATTCTTCGTTACTCCATCTTCTCCCCATCTTTACACCTCCTACAACTCAGTAGTTGCATAAAAGCAACTACTGATATCCTAATTATTAAAATGGCATATCCCCATCATCTACTGGAGTCATATCTCCAAATCCCATTTCTGAATTATCTTCTGATTGATTCCATGCTCCTGAGTTGCCTTGATTATTATTTGAATTCCCTATAAATTCAAAACCATCCAATACAACATCAGTTGTATAAATCTTATTCCCTGCATTATTCTCATATGATCCTGTTCTAATACTTCCAGTTATAGCTACTTGTCTACCTTTTAAAACATATTGAGCTATAGTCTCTGCAATCTTTCCAAATGCTACACAATTAATAAAATCTGTTTCATCTTTCTTGTAAGGCCTATTTACTGCTAATGTAAATCTGCATACTGCAGTTCCTGTTCCTGGTGCATATCTTAATTCTGGACTTTTAGTTGTTCTGCCTATAAGTACTACTTTATTCATTTATCTCTCCTTCATTTTCATTTATTGCCTTTCTTATAGCTTCTTTAGCACTATAACCAGCAAAATAATATTTAACTGCTTTCTCTATTACCTTCATATCTAAATCAATCATAATAATCCACTAACCTTTTTATATTTTTCTCTCTTATTCTCCAACTTTTCGTTCTTTTAGCTATCATTTGAAATTTTTTTCTTGCTCTTTCTCTTGGATCTATAGCCTTTTGTTCTACAAAAACCTTTTCTTCATTTTCTGATATTAGATTTAATCCTATTTCATTTTCATCTTTATTTTTACTTTCTCCATACCAACTACTCTTAAAAAATTTAAATAAATTTCTCTTTATTTTTTCAAACATCATATCACCCTTTTAATCTTTATCTTTCTAGACAAAATACTCTTTTTCATATACATTTCCTATAATTTTATCTTCTGCTGTTTCAGAAAATAATGGTACTGCTCTTTGTTCTTCTTTATTTTCAATCCACCATTGACATTCATCTAAAATAACTATTCCTGTTATCTCTTCATCTCCTGGTACTGCTGCTTTTCTCTCAACTATAAAGCCTTCGTAAATATCTCTTCCTGTAATATCTTTCTTTCCTGAATATAAAACTGGCTTTAAATGTCTATTATTAACTGTTCCTTCTGCTACTCCATGACTATTAAATGTTTGTACTTCCCCATCTCCTGTTATGCTATAACCAGTCCCACTTATAAGCCTTTTTCTGTTCTTATCATAAATTTTGAATTTTATCTCTGCCATAACGTTCTCATCTCCTTTTAAAACATTCTTTGCTGTCCTGGTATATTAATTCTTAGTCTTTTAACATCTTTTACAGCTTTATAAAATTTATTTCTCCCTTCTACTTTAGATATTTCTATCAATCCTCTATTGCTTAGATCTTTAAATAATTTATTCACTTGTGCTTTATCTTGTATGTTTAATTTTTCTTGTATTTGAGTTTGAGTGTGCTCTTTTATATTTAAAGCTAGTAAAATTCTAAAGCTCTGTCCGCTTATATCTAAAGTTGTTAAATAATCTATATATTCAGTTTTCATTTTTACTCCTTAATTTAGTAGATAATTTTATCTATATATGTAGAGTATTTAGTCAACTTATTATCTTCTGTCTAATGATGCAAATCTTTGATATTTGCCAAACCACCCTAACTTTATACTCTTTACTTCACCATTTCTATTCTTTCCTACTATAACTTCAGCTATATTCTTATCTTCTGATTCTTTGTTGTAATATTCATCTCTATAAAGCATTAATATAATATCTGCATCCTGTTCTATTGAGCCTGATTCTCTTAAATCAGATAGTATTGGTCTTCTGTCAGCTCTTGCCTCTGGTGCTCTTGATAATTGTGCTAATGCAATAATTGTTACATCTAACTTTTTGGCCATCTTCTTAAGCTCTCTTGATATCTTCGCTATTTCTTGCTCTCTAGAATAAGATTTTTCAGTGCTCTCTATTAGTTGTAAATAATCTATTATAACTACATCAAGCCCCTTTTTAACCTTTAAATTTCTACATTTAGCCTTAATATCTGTTAATGATGTTGCTTTATCATCAATAAATATTTTTCTATTACTTAAATCAGTTGATGCATTAGCTATTTTTAAGAACTGTTCATCAGTTAATTTTCCTGTTTTAATAGCACTAAAATCAACTAAACACTTTGCCGCTAATAGTCTTTCCATTAATTGATCTCTTGTCATTTCTAATGAAAATATTGCAACACTACTTTCTCTTGATGCATATTGCCCTATATTAAGTGCAAATGCTGTTTTCCCCATTGATGGTCTAGCTGCAGTTATTATAAAGTCACCTTTTTGTAATCCCGATATCGTTTTATCTAATTCTTCATATCCAGTAGAGACTCCTAAGATTTTCCCTCCATTTTGATAATTTTGCTCAATTCTCGTTAATACATCATTAATAGCTTTGCTTATATCAACTATTTCACTTGAATCTTTAGAATTAGACACCTTGTACACATTATCTTCAACAAAACCTATTAGATTATCTAAATCTTCGCCATCATAACATTTACCAATAAGCTCTCTTCCTGTCTTTATTAATTTTCTTCTATCGGATTTTTCTTTGATTATTTTTATATATCCTTCAATGTTAGCTCCATAAAATCCACTACCTGCAATATCACTAATATAAGAAATCCCACCGCAGCTTTTTATATCTCCGTTATTTTTAATTTCTTCAAGTAATGTAACAAGATCCACTTCGCTATCTCTTCTGGATAACTCTTTAATGTTTTTATAAATTTGCTTATGTCTATCCCAATAAAAGTCATCTACACTTAAAATGTCCTCAACCTCTTGTATCTTACTAGGAATATTTATCATGCTAGAAATTAATGCTTGCTCAGCTTCTAAGCTACTTGGTAATTCTCTTAATACATCTTCTCTCATAATTACATGTCCTCACTTAAATTAAATATATATTTACTCTCATGAACTTCACTATTGTTAGTATTATCATTCGCTTTACTACCAGCTTCTATTACGTCATCTAAGTAATCCTCATATCTACCATTAAAAAATGTTGAGCCATTAAGTATAAATTGCTTATCTTTACCTTTAACCTCAGCGGAATATTTTTTAACACATTCAGCAAGAACATCTTTCCCTAAAGTTTCTAGTAATTTGGGTATTTTCTTCATTGCTTGAGCTTTACCTTTTTTATTCGGATATAAGTTCCAAATATCTTGTGCATCATTTGCACTATATATATTAATATTTGTATTATTAATATTTGTATTATTATCCTGGACATTTTTGTCTATAGGGGTATGGACATTTTTGTCTATAGGGGTATGGACATTTTTGTCTATAGGGGTATTCCCTATATATAATTTTCTTGAATCTATTTCTTTAGTTCCATTTTTATAAGTTACTACTGAACTTATGTATCCTTTTTCCATGAGTTGTGCAATCCACCTTGAAATAGCTCTATTAGTAACATTATATAAATTTGCAAAATATGAATTAGTAGCCCAGCAATACCCTTGTTCATTACTTAATGCAGTTATTTCTCCATAAAGCAATTTTGCGTTAGGAGATAAATCTTTATCATACCGTACATTAGCTGGTATAATAGCGTAATAATTTTTATTCATATTATCTCCTTATTATAGTCTTGTTACTAAAATTGCAGTTTGATTTAATACAGATGCTACTCTTTCAACAGAGTAGCTTGTACCAATTTTTTTATGAAAAGAAATATCCTCTTTTGCTATTTTAAGTATTAAATTAAACTCTTCTTTTGTTGTTGATTTTTTTAAATCAGAAAGTAAATTCTTAATCATTACTTCCACTCCTAACTTACTTTTTTTGCTGTATTTTTTTTTGCATTTGCTAATCCTGATACATATCCCAAAATATAGTTAATATCTGAATCATTTAATTCATCAAAAATCTTAAGATTAGCCTTTAAAAGTTCTTCTTTCTTTTTGATATCCATAAATCCACCTCCAAAATTCTTGTTAATTTAATTTTATTTTACATTTTTCCTATTGTCAAGAATTTTTGGTTTTATTTTTAGAATTTTTTACTATTAACACTCTTGACAATAGAATTTATTGAATGTACAATTATCTTGAGGTGATTCTTTTGAATAAAAGATTAAGAGAGTTAAGAAAATCTCTTAAGTTAACCCAGCAAGATTTCGGTTCTAAAATAGGTCTAAGTAATGCATCTATAGGGAATATAGAAAATGGAATAATTAACTTAACAGATAGGAATGTATCTTTAATATGTTCTACATACAATGTTAATGAAAGCTGGTTACGTGATGGTAAAGGCGAAATGTTTAACCCTATGACGGAAGATGAAGAGCTTGCTTATTTAATGGGAGCTCTTATGGCTGAAGATTGTGATTATAAAAAGAAATTTATAAAATCTATGTTAGAACTAGAAGATGAACTTGATTGGATGATAGTGACAAATCTTGTTGAAGGACTTAAAAAAAAGAATGAAAAAAAGTAGAGAAGCAATTATTCTCTACTTTTTTTATTTAATATGTATCCAGATACATAAAATTTTAGATTTTTTAAAATTTTTTCATCATCAATTTTCTTTATTAATTCTACTAATTCCATCTTAATGTTTTCCATACAAATATCCCCTTTGCATTTATTACTAAAAATTATATATCAATTCGAACATTTGTTCAAGTTGAATCTATATTTGTATTATAAACCAAAAATGTATTCCTGACAGGAATATTTCGACATATTTTTTTACAATTGTAGTAAATGTATGTAATTTATAAAATCTATTGTCTATTTGTAAAATTTAAATAAAATATTATGTGTAACTTCTTGTTAATTGCTCGAAATATGATATTTATTGTCGGAAATTTATTAAGCATAAAAGGTTATTGCATGATACAAAAGGCTCGATTTAATAAAAAATTAACCCAAAAGGAATTAGGTTCATATCTAGGAATAAGCCAATCATATGTTTCTAAGATAGAAACTAGAAAAACTAAATCTCTGTCCGTTAATAAAATATTAGACCTATCTTTAATATTAGAGTTAGACCCTGTAGAAGTTTTTAAGTTTATAGCTGAACTATAGAATTATTGTTTCGTAATGAAACTTTTATGCATCAATTGTTTCGTAATGTGATATTATAAACTTTAACTCACCTATAGCCTATAATATTCCTTGGAGGGATATTATGAATATAGGAGAGATTATTGCCGAATTAAGAATGGATAAAAATATGAATCAAGAAGATCTTGCAGCTGTACTTAATATTTCTAGATCAGCCTTAGCCAATTGGGAAAGTGGTAATAGAAGAATTGATATAGAAACATTAGTTGTTATAGCAGATTATTTTGAGGTTAGTTGTGATTATTTGTTAGGAAGAACAAAACATAAATATAATTTTGCATTAGAGAATAAAAAGAATGTAGATGCCATTATGGATGTATATGAAACTTTAAAAAAATATAAAATAGAAAAATATTAAAGCATGTCTTAGAAATAATAAGATGTGTTTTTTTATTTAAAAATTAATCAATAATTTTATATGTAACTTGATAAAACAACAGTAGTTTAAATGTATTTAAAGTATTTAGATAGGCTATAAGTGGCTATTTTGCTAACTTTAGGGAGATTTAAAACTACTAACTTTATTAATATAATAAGACTTACTATAAAATGATAAAGGTAAGCAACTTGGAACCAGTAAGTATTTATAGGGAAGCATACTAACTAAACATTATTACCTTTTGGCATACGGAAATGAGAGGATTACCTTACCTCAGTATTTATGTATATAGTATTTAATAGTATTTAATAGTATTTAGAGAAGTCTAAAGCATTGATTTTAGTGACTTTAAGCAACTAAAAGGCAACCAGTTGATACCGAAAGGCAACCAGTTGATACCGAAAGGCAACCAGTTGATACTAAAAAATAAGGCGAAAGGCAACCAGTTGATACCGAAAGGCAACCAGTTGATACTTTTTAAAATAAAAAGCAACCTTTTTAAAAAAAAGTTGCTTTTAGGAGGGGGATAAGTTATACTGTACTTAATTAAAGTGAGAGGTATAATTTATGAACAATAATAATAAAACTATAAATAAACAAGTTGATAAAAGAGAGGTGGTTAATACGCCTAATAATATAGCAAAAGGTAGAATTGAAATAGATTCACAAATAAATAAACTCTATTACAGAATTCTTTATAATATCCAAAGAGATAATAGACATTTGATAATAAAAACTAAAAAAGGTCAAGAATTAACAGATGAACAAAGAAAAGTACTAGAAGAATTGAATCAATTAAACTATATTCAATGCAATATTTCTATGGATGAAATAAAAGAAATAATTAGAAGAAAAAATGATCAAACTGAGGAAGAAATTAAAAATAGATTTTTAGCATTACAAGGAGCTTCCTTTGAATTTGCTACGGGAGAAAAACAAAGCAGATTAACTCAACTTATAGGAGCTGTAGATATATCTGAAGATGGTTACGTTGTTAATTTAGATGCTAAACTATACAAATATTTATTCTATAGTGTAGGAATTGGATTTACTCCTATAAACTTAGCAGTTCTATTTAATTTAAAAAGCCAATTTTCCCAATCTTTATATATTTTATTGAGAAGTTGGAGTGGTATTAAGAGTGAAATAGATTTTAAAATAGAAGAACTAAGGAAACAATTTAATGTTGGTACTAAGTATGCTGCATACAAAAATTTTAAGCAAAAAACAATAAACAAGGCTATAGAAGAAATAAATAATACAGGCTCAATGAAGATAGAGATCTTGAAAGAATCTAAAAAGGGAAGAAGTGTAGACAGTATAATATTTAAAGTTACAGATTATGAGCCTAGATATATTGTAAAAGATGAAAATAAAGAATTAGAAGAGCCAGAAAAGATTTATTGGATTGATGATATTGAAGTTGCAAATGAAGGTGTTGCATCTGCTCTAGAATGCGAGTTTAAAAACTTCAAGCCTTATAGTCCGCTTGTAGTATCTTTATTTAAAAAAGCTTATAAAAAGACTTTAGCAAAAGATAAAAATGGAGAAACTAAATTAACCTATAGAAACTTAACATTTTTTATGATTATTGCAAATGGAGAATTAGAAGCAAATACATTAGCTTCTATACAAAATATACTTTAATAGGAAGAAGCTTTACATAAAAGCTTCTTTTTTATTTGTAAACAGATGGTAAAAAGAGTAAAATGAATAATATTAAGTAAAATTTATGAGAAAAATAAATTTTAAAATAACTATTGCATTATGTAATACAATGTAGTATTATTAATACATAAAGTTAATACATTTAATACAAAGTAGTAAAGGGGAATAAACTATGAAACTTTTAGGATTAGACAATGGTTATAATTTTACAAAGACTAGCGAGGGGGTAAGCATACTATCAACTATCAAGCATGGTGTAGATGATATAAATACTAACGTACTTCAAGTCAGAATTGGTAAGAAAAACTATGTTGTTGCTGATGAAAATGGTACTTATGTAGCAGATGCTGACAAATTAAAAACAGAAGAATCAAGAGAACTTTTAAAGGTATGCACATTAACTGCTATAGGATTAAGTTATCCAGAAGAATCATTTATTGATGTTGAAGTTGTTGCTGGTCTACCAGTAGATTATTTTACTAACCAAAAGGAAGAGCTTAAGGCTTTATTAGAAAGCTTTAATGAAAAGATATTAATAAATAGTGTAGGTAAAGAACAAAAAATAAGAATTACAAAAGCTACTATATATCCACAAAGTGCTGGTGTAGTATTTAGTAAAGCTAAACAAGTTAAAGGTGAAACTAGTCTTGTAATAGATATTGGTGGCGGTACATGGGATATATCACAATTTGATGGCTTAAAAATGACTAAGAAGCGTTCTTACAGTGAAGGAATGTTAATTCTATACTCTAAAATAGCTCAATACTTAAATTCAAATTTCTACACTAAATATAATACTTCTGATATTTACGCTTTAACTGAAAGAAAATATTTCACTGTTGCTGGCGAAAGAAAAGATATAAGTGTTGTAAATAATGTTATAGAAAATCATGTATCTAAAGTTGTTACTGATTTAAAGAGAGATTTTGATACTACTAATGTAGATAACATATTCCTTATTGGTGGTGGAGCCAAGCCTTTATACGATTTATTAAAGAAGGCATTCCCAAATGCAGTTTTAGAAACAGAAGCTCAAATGACTAATGCTAAATGCTTTGAATTAATGGGACAAATGAAAAGATAGGTAAGGTGATTAGATGGCTGGAGAAAGAAAGGTAAGAAGTTTTTCTCTGAATACAGAAGAAGATAAAGATATATTAGATAAATTAGAAGAAGTTAATAATATATCTGAGTATATTAAAAAATTAATAAGAAGTGACATTTCAAATGGAACAAACTTAACTAAAACTCAAAGAGAAGAAGTTAAAAGAATTGTTATGGAAATATTAAAAGATAAAGCTATTGAGATTAAAGAAGAAGATATTGATGAAAAATATGATCCAGATGCAATAGATGCATTAGGTCAATTCAATGAGCCAGTAGAAGAAGAATCTAATATTGAATAAAAAAATAAGGCGGCAACATATGTTACACACCTACTTCGCAACTAGAGTATAACATATGTTGCGTATCATATCAATATGGAGGGGCAAAATATGAGTATACATGTTTTAGAATGGATAAAGGAAGATTTAGAAAAACAAGGAAAGAGTCTTAAGGGATATACTTTATTAGATATAAAAGATTTATTGCTAGAGTATAATTATAAATACAATTCGTGAACTACTCCACATTAAAAATATTGAATAAATTTAGCATTGAAAATATAAAACTGCGCATTTTATCCAATAAAACTGCGTGTTTTATATGAATTGCTATTAAATTATAATATTTATTACTATTAAATCTAGTAAACAAGCCATTCTTATAAAAAACTGCGCTTTTTCAGAATTGTGCGCAGTTTTATTTTTGCTTTAATAAATTAATTATTAAACGTAAAAAAAAATAAAAAAGGCTAGTAAGTAAGATTTCTCCTACCTACTAGCCTTTTTGTTGTTATAAATTTAATAATTTTCTCCTTTTCTCCCCATAAACTCTCTCCATGGCTTCTTTTGTAATTAAAGTAGTTCCTTTAGCCTTTCTATAATCTACCCCAACGATAAACTTCTTAGCCTTTATAGCTGCTCTTATTGCTCCTTCTGTTTTACCCCATATATCAGCTGCTTCACTAACAGTCATTATATTATTTATTTCAAAAATAATTTCCTTTGGATCTAATATAATACCTTGTTCGGGATTATATATTATAGCATCATCATCAATTATAATCTCTTTTTCTTCTCCGTTATCAATTATTGTACCTGCTACTGATAAATCACTAGTTAAATCAACTATGCACTCACCTACACCTTCGCAAAATGCTCTTGATAGTAAATCCTCTTTAGTTTCCTCTTTTAAATCTCCCCATCTAACTCCGATTAACTTATTCATAAAACATACCTCCAATTTTGATTATGTGCTAGTTTTTAGAGAACTAGCAAACTCTTTTTAATTATGCTCTTATTGCTGATATTAACTCTTCTACAGTTTCTTTATAACTATTAT